AACTGTCAAAGTTACTCTGTTTGCTTTACTTGGGTCAATATCTTTTTTACATTTTGTTAATTTTTGTATTTCTAGCGATTTCAAGAGCATTAGAAACTAGAACATTGGGACGTCGTGCGGTTTTTTTTACATTTTTACCTTTTTTATTTGACTTGTGTAGTATTTTTTATGTAAGTTGCATACACAACAACGTTTAGGGAGAACAATGGCAAAAGAAAAAGCAATGGAATTAAATATTGGTGGTCATAATTATAAAATAATAGAATTACCACTTGAACACGAAGATAATGATAAAGAATTGTATGGTAGACATCTTGTAAAAGACAATATTATACTTATTAATAAAGATATAGAAGAGTCTAGAAAGCTTGAAACCTTTATACATGAGGTATTACATGCAATTTACTACAATACTGGCTTAGAGCACGATGAGAGGGCTATTGAAGCTGTAAGTAATGGATTATTTCAATTAGGAGTAGGAGATTTCTTATGGAAGACATCAAAAAAGCAATCTTAAAGGCAAAAGAACAAAACAATCATCCTTTAGTGCAACGATTACAGCAAGAACTAGACGAATTAGAAAAAATACGTCAAAATCTTAATTGGGAAAAATTAATAAGAGAATTAGAAGACGTAAAAGATACGGAGGATTTTCCAGATGAATCAGAAAACTAGTACAGCAGAAGACGTAGTATCCTATATAAAAGATAACTACCCTGCTACAGAAAAAGAATTTCAGACTCTTTTAAATGAAATGTATCTAACATTTTGTAAGAAACAGTTTGATTACGGTCCTGGCAATATTGCTATGGGTACCACGTTGAAAAACGAAAAAGAAGTCAATACAGCCTTATTTGGTATTATTGTAAGGCTAAATGACAAGATAAACCGACTAGTCAATCTTTCTACTAATCACGACTTCGAGGCTAAAAATGAGCCTGTAGAGGACGCGTTTTTAGATATAGCTATATATTCAGTTATGGCATTGATAGTCAAAAACCAGAAATGGGGCAAATAATGGCGAAAGCTAAATTATGGACAGATGAAGAAGTAGTAATATTGCATCAGTACGAAAAGACAAACAAATCTGCTTTTCAACTGTACCAGGAAATTAGGATAGCTGGATACGATAGAACGTATAAAGCTGTAACTAGAAAAATAGAATCTTTAGGGTTTAGAAAGCCTAAGAGATATAAAACTGGACATGAACTAAGTATAGGATACCTAGACATAGAATCTACTGGTTTTAGTGCTAATATTGACTTAATGCTTTCTTGGTGTATCAAAGGCAGAGGAATTAAGAAGGTCGCTGGAGATGTTATCGAAAGAGAAGAGATTATGTCTAATAAGCAAGATAAAAGAATAACACAGTCTTTAGTTGATGAAATGAATAAGTATGATGTCATATTTACTTATTACGGAACTAGGTTTGATATTCCTTTTATTAGAACAAGAGCTTTATATCATGGAATAGATTTTCCAATGTATAGACAAAAGTCACATAAAGACTTATATTATGTGGTAAGGTCTAAATTAAAGCTACATCGTTCATCTTTAATGGCAGCAACAGAGTTTTTCGGTATTGATGGTAAAACTAGAATTAAACCAGAATATTGGCAAAAAGCTCGTTGGGGCGATAAAAAGTCTTTAAAATATGTATACGAACACAATATTGCAGACGTTGAAATATTAGAAGACTTACATAGAAAACTAGAAGAACACGCACCACCTATGGTGAGACCATTATAAGGAGAGACTATGGTAGATAAAAAAGAAGAAAAGCTAGTAATCATGAATGATGGCAAAGAAATTGAGTTTGTTATGTCTGACTTATCAGATGAAGCTAAAGCTCAATATGCTAGAGCCAATGAACTTGCTGGTCAATTAATGCAAATAGACCGACAAGCTAACGAAGTAAGATTCCTAGCAAATAACTATATTCGGTTTGTTATCGACGAACTTGAAAAAGAAGTTGACGATAAAGAAGAAAAATAGTTAGATTATGAAAGAACGCAAAGTAAAAGGTGTGACACACCTGCTTTTTGAAAGTCAAGAAGAGTTTAGGGAATATCATTCAGATATATCTCTATCAACTAATTGGAGACATTCAAACAAGGGAGATTGGATATTGACTGACGATGGTCAGGTATGTCAAGTGTTACACCTAGGCGTATTAAAAAAACACGACAGAAAGAAGGAAACTACCTTTATAAGAACAATAATGGGTTCTTACATATGTAGTCCTAAAGTAGTAATAACAGGTGACATGAAAACAAACATGCACACTTTTTCTACTGCAGGTGAATCTCCTTCTGTTAGAAAGAAAAATAGAAAAAACGCTACTGATAAAGAGTTTTTGTTTGGCAAGTACGTTGCAAAAGGAGATGATGTGGTCGAAGCATACATGAAAGCATTTCCTAGTAAAAATGAAAACTACGCTAAATCACAAGCGAAATTATTGTTAAAAACAGACAGGGTGAAAAACTTGATTAGAGAAGAAATAGATAAATACTTGAATGAAGCGGAAATTACTCCGAACTATCTTTTAGAAGAAATGAGAGACATTATAGACAAAGGTGGCTCTTCAGATAGAGATAAGATTACAGCGATAACAACATTAATGAAAATATCTGGAATGATGGATACAGAAAAGACTACAGAGTCCTTAACATTATTTCAAGGTTTTACAAAGGAGCAATTAAATGCAATTCAAGGGTCCGAACACAAAAAACTGGCAGAAGTTAAGAAAGATAGCGAAAAGTAATCGCTGCTTAATTTGTCACTACCATTTAAAGAAAACAGCAATATTCTTATGGAGTGCTAAAAAGAAAGACACTACACATATAAAATGTTTTAACTGTTTAACAGTATATAATAAATCATTTGGAATTACCGACGTAGGTATACCAAGAGAGGTAGGTGAATCATGAGATTAGCTGTATATGGAACTCTTAGAAGAGGATTTGAAGAAACTGGAAGAATAGAAGATTTCAGTTTAGTATTTCCTGGTCACAAGCATTTTCCAGCTTTAATTAAAAATAAAAAAGGAAAAGGAGCTGTAGTAGAGGTTCTAGAAGTAAGTAAAGAAGAATTAGGTATGTATGATATGTACGAGTCTATAAAAGACGGTCTTTATATAAGGACAACAGTAGATGTTATAATGGATGATACAGGCGAGAAAGAAAAGTGTTGGGTCTATGTAGCTGGACCATTGCTTTGGCAAAGCTCTAGTATGTTTACAGAAGTACCAGACGGAGACTGGCTTTCACCTAAAACATTAGTAATGATGGATAGAGTTTATGAAAAAGAATACCAAGAAGCCAGATAACTTTAATATCATACCTCCTGACCTATCTCAGAAAGAGAAAGCATTAGAGCTTGCAAAGAAAGACATAGTTACTTTTGGTCAGATGTTTTTACCAGAAGACTTTATGAAATCAACTCCTTCTCCCTATCAGTATGAGTTGAGCGACATATTGCTAGGAGATGAAAAGCGTGTTTGTATTATACTCCCTAGAGGACACGCAAAGTCTACTTTAGCTAAGACTGCTTTATTACATCAACTATACTTTGCTCCTCCAGAAAAGAAACAATTTATTGCTTGGGTATCAGAAGAACAGTCTCAGGCTATTGACCATATTAAATACATACAAAATCACATAGATATAAATCCTGCATTACAATATTACTTTGGAGACTTAAAAGGAAGTAAGTGGACAGAGAAAGAATTTACTACTGCTAGAGGAGATAGAATCATAGCAAAAGGTACAAGTCAAAGATTGCGTGGTCGTTCACAGTTAGGACTGCGTTATACAAACATAATTCTTGACGACTTTGAATCAGAATTAAATACTAAAACACCAGAAAGAAGAAGAGAGATTAAAGAATGGGTAATGTCTACGGTAGAACCCGCATTAGAAAACTCCAAAGAAAACGAAGGGTCAATATGGCTTATTGGTACAATAGTCCACTACGACTCTTTTCTTCAAGGCGTATATGATGGATGGCTAGATGCTGAAAAACAAGGAAGAAAGTCTGCTTGGCAAGTATTATACAAGAAAGCTATAGTAGACGATGTTCCTTTATGGCCTAGTTATTTTACAAAAGAAAAACTTATGGACATAAGAAGAAGGTTTACAGAAATGGGATTAGTACATAAGTTTGCTCAAGAGTACTTAAATGAAGCAAGAGATTTAGAAAGTGCTAAATTTCATATAGATAGACTAAACTATTACCAAGGAGAGTTGGTTAGCAAAAACGGATTCAACTATATGATGGTTGATGAGTCTGCTATTCCTGTTAACGTATACATGGGAGTTGACTTAGCTTACGAGTCAAATGCTAGAAGCGATTATCAGGTTATAATGACTATTGCTATGGATAGAGATAGAAATGTATATGTTGTTGACTACTACAGAGAACATTCTCCTTTATATAATATGCCTAAAACAATTGTTGATATGGCAAGAAGATATCATCCAGTAAGAAGAGTTAATGTTGAGAAAGTTGGAGCTCAAGGGTTGGTAAAAGATTATGTAAATCAACTAGCTGGTAAAGATAGAAAATTAGCTCCTGGATTGTCTCAAGGTGTAAGACCTCCTCATGGAATTAAAAAAGAAGATAGATTAGAAGCTCTTTTATGTCCTATAGTAAATAGAAGAAAGTTGTTTATAAAAAAAGAACATGCAAACCTTGTGGATGAGATGTTTGAATTTCCAAAAGGTAGAAACGATGACCTTCTTGATGGTCTTTGGTATGCTATAACAACAGCTAAGCCTCCTAAAAGTGGAGCAATAGACTCTGATAAATTAGAAGACAAGATAACTAAACTAGAAGAAAGTCGTACTAAAAGAGTCGTTAATTGGGTTACTGGACAGAAAATATAAAATTTCTCTTGACTTTAGTAGACAAAAATCTTTATTTTTAGACTAAAAACTAATTGGGAGTATATGGCTAATTACGACGAAAATAAATCTAAGCCGCAAATCACAAAAGAATTATTTAGGCGATGGAGAGATGCAAGGCAACAATGGGATGCCGAAGCTAGAAATGCAGTAGACTTTACTTTAGGTAATCATTACACTAAAGATGAATCAGATGCTTTACAATCTGTAGGGCAAGCTGACTTTGTCATAGATAGAGTATATGCTGCTGTAGATAAACTAAAATCATTGCTTACAGCTAGACCTGCTAGGTTTTCTGCTATTGCAAGAGAAGATTCTGATACTAAACTTTCTAATGTATGGAAAACAATACTTGAGTATGTATGGGATATCTCGAATGGAGACTCTACATTTAAACAAGTTGTTCACGATTATGCTGTTACTGGACTAGGATATATGTATGTATATGTCGACCCTGAATCAGATTATGGAAGGGGCGAAGTCAAATATACGCACGTAGACCCTTTTAGGGTATATGTAGACCCAGCGTCAAGAGATAGGTTTTTTAATGACGCATCTGGAATTATATTGTCTACCTTTTTAACCAAACAGCAAGTTTTAGACCTTTATCCTCAGTTAGATGAAATTATTGACAATATAGAAGTTGGAGTTAATTCCTTGTATGGAGAAGATTATCCAACATCTACTTTAAAAAATAGTAACAATGTTTTAACCCCAGCTGAAGCAAAGGACCTTGATTATAATGTAAATCAAAAATATCAAATACTTGATAGATTTTACAAAGTAAAAGTTCCTTATTATAGATTATTTAACACAGTATCTGGTCAAGAAAAAATTATTGACCCAGAAGTGTACGCAGAAATACTTCAAGAAGAAGAAAATGTTCAAGCTTTAGAAAGCGGTGCTATACAAGTAGAAGAAATACAACAAACAAGAATTGCTCAATGCAGTAGCATTGGAGATACTTTACTTTATGAGCGTATTCTTAACACTGATATATATCCAATTGTTCCATTTGCAAACATTTGGACTAATACTCCCTATCCAAAATCAGATGTGAACAAGGTTAAAGACTCTCAAAGACTTTTAAATAAGTTATTCTCTCTAACCTTGTCACACGCTCAATCTGCAGCTGGATTAAAACTTTTAATTCCAGAGGGAAGTGTTGATAATGTTGGTCAGTTAGAAAAAGATTGGGCTAACCCAAATGCGGTTATTGAATATAATCCAGAATTTGGAGAGCCACATTACCCTCAACCAGCTCCTTTAACTAGCGAGTTTTATTATTTAATTGATAGGGTAGAAAAATATATAGATTTAAATTTTGGTATACCTGAGTTATTACAAGGATTTAAAGACGGAGGTCCAGAGACTGTTAGAGGTACGATGCTTTTATCAGAAATGGGTGAGTCTAGAGGTAAATCAAAATTAAGAGATATTGAAGCAAGTTTATCAAAAGTCGGTCAAGTAGTTTATAATTTATGTAAAGACCACTATAGATTTGCAAAAACATTTAGAATTGTACAACCAAATAATGATATTACTGAATTTTCAGTTAATATGAGACTGTATGATGATAAGCGAAAAGAAATGATGACTATTGAAAATGATATTCAATTAGGTCAACATGACATTCGAATTATATCAGGTTCAACTTTACCAAGCAATAAGGTAGCAGAATATAATATGTACCTTGATGCTTACAAGTTAGGTCTGGTAGATGATGTTGAGGTTTTGAAGAAAAGCGAAATCTTTGACAAAGAAGGTGTTCTTCAAAGAAAAGGAAGTATGGCACAAATGCAACAGTATATTACACAGCTTGAAAATCAAGTAAAGAAACTAAGTGGTGATTTACAAACGTCTGAACGTGAGCAGGTATCTGCTAGAAAACGAACAGAAGTTGAGAAGTTTAAGTCTACATTAAATGAGATTTCTTCTTCCACTAAAGTTAAAGAAAAAGAAAAGGTAATGCAACTAGGTAATTTGGTAGACCAAATGGGACAATCTTTGGAGGCTGAAGAAAATAACAATCGTGGTTCAGAGTCTTAGACTAAATCGCGAAAGGAGAAAAACATGGCAATTGAACAAGAACAACAACAGGTTGAAAAGAAAGACCCAATTGTGGACTCTGCAGTGGAACAAACAGTTTCATTACAAGAAGAAGCCGTAGAAGAAGGTGTGGAAACATCTGAAGCTGTAGACTGGGAACAAGAAGCTAAAAAGTTTCAATCAATGTACGATAAGAAGACAGCAGAGCATGAAAATCTTACAAGAGAGTCGCAAGACTTACTTCAGTTAAGAAATGCATTATCTGAAAAACCCGAATTAGTAGATATGATTGAAAAAGGACTTTCTGGAGAATCAGTTGAGGGCAAAGAATCGGAGGGAAGTACAACCCCAGAAAACTTTGACCCTTGGGACGCCTATTACAAGCCAGAATCAGAGTCTTACAAATTTAGAGTAGGACAAGAAAAACAGCTTGTACACGAAACAGTAGATAATGAGTTAGCTAAACTACAGAATCAAATGGCGATGAACAACTTAAAAACAGAATTGGTTTCAGAACATAATCTTGGAAAAGATGATGCGGAAAGATTTTTACAATTTGCAACAACACCAAAAGCTAATCTTCCTATTGAAACACTTATTAAAGTGTGGAAAGAAAATGAAGGCAAAGGTGCTAAAGTAAGTGAAAATATGGAAGCAGTAAAGAAAACTAAATCAATTCCTAAACCAGCAGGTGTGCTTCAGGGTGGTGAACAACCACAAAAATCTGAGGCTGACCAAGTATGGGATAGAGTTATGAGCGCTGGGACTCGTGGTAGGCTAACTAAACAATCATAAATAGTTAGGAGACTAAAATGGCTATAAATAGCGGAATACTAAAAGCTTCCAACATTACAGCTGCTACAACAAGTGCTGGTTACGGGCAGGCCCCAGACCAAAGAAAACTGTATGATTTCTCTGATAGAGTTGCGGAATTAACTCCAGAAGAATCACCTTTTTTCACCTACTTGGCTAATGTTTCTAAAGTTGCGACTGATGATAATGTTTTCAGATTTCTTGAAAACAGAAGTCAAATCAATCACACAGATAGAAGCTTTTTATTAGCAGATGACGTTAATGGCGGAGCATCAGTTTCTAAAGACGTAGTTTACTCATTCAAAGTTGACACAGCTTCAGCAGGAGCGGTTAACTTTCTTACCAAAGGAATGGTATTTGCAGTAAACACTTTAGACGACGCAAACGGTTATACTCAAGCTATTGTAAGAGTTGAATCTGGACCATCAGCTGGTTCAGCAGATTCAACCTTCCAAGGTAGAGTAATTGGTCTATCTGATGCTAATACAGCAACTGGTTATGACGTGCTTTCAAACAATGATACTTGCCAAATTATTGGTACATCATTTGAAGAAGGAACAGCATCACCAGATACTTTTTCAGATAGTCTAGACGACGGATTTGGTTATACACAAATCTTTAAAACAGCTTGTGAACTAACAAACACAGCAATCGCAACACGTCATCGTGGATATGCGAATGAGTTTGATAGAATATGGGCTCAGAAATTACGCGAGCACAAAATTGACATTGAAAGAGCTATGCTCTTCGGTCAAAAAGCTCGTTACCAAGGCGTTCAGTATACTGAAGGTCTAGTAGGAAATATCTTAAAAAATGTAGCACCTGAAAAAACAGATGCTAATGCATTAGCTTATTCTTCTGGTAAAGCTTACCATAGAAGTATTGAAAAAGCTAATTTAACTTACGATAAATTACTATCAGACTTAGAGGTTATATTTGACCCAGCAAGAGGCGGAGCAAGTGAAAAACTTGTTATGGCTTCTTTACCTGTAATTTCATTCTTTAACAAGATGGGCGATGGAGCATTTATTGATGCATCTATTGGTCAATCAGCAAGTCCTTACAGAGTAAATATGGATAACGTAGAAGGTGCTTTTGGACACAAATTAATGGAAATTAATACTGTGCACGGAAGTATGTTCTTAGTTAAACAACCTTTATTTAGAGGAATGGCAAAAGGATTTATGTTGATGGCTGATATGAGTCAGTTAGCATACAGACCTTTAGTAGGTAATGGTATTAACCGTGATACTCAAATCATGACAAATGTACAAAGTGCAGATGAAGATTTGAGAAAAGACATGATTCTTACAGAAGCAGGTCTTGAAATCACATTACCAGAATCTCACGCTCTTTACAACGTGGAGGGAATTTAAGATGAAGACAGATAGAATCAACGAAAATAGTGGTGCATACGGTTCAGCTAACAGAGATGTTGTGCTTGTTCCAGATGCAGCTACTTATACAATTTTAGCAGAAGACTCAGGTATAATTCACGTTTGTCCTGACCTTACTGCGGATATTGTAATTACACTACCAGCAGAAGAAATCGGATTAAGTTACGAGTTCTGGTATGGTGGTGCAGCAGCAGACGTTCAAGACTGGCAATTTGACACTGGCGCAGATGCAAACTACTTTGTAGGTGGCTTAGCACACAGTGATGTTGACGGTGACTTAACTGCAGTAGTATACTCAGATGGAAACAGTAACTCAAAAGTTAGTGTTTTAACACCTGAGAGTGGTACTATGGTTAAATTCGTTTGTGATGGTACAAAATGGTATTTAAACGGAACAGTTGTTTCCGCTACAAATACTGCAATCGTATTTGCTGACCAGTAATAATAGTTATTAGGTACTATGGAGTGGGCTAGTCTCACTCCGAAACCTATAAAGAATTTTAAAAATAATAGGAGAATAAAATGGCGAATTATAGCGGAGCAGAAGTAAAGGTTATCATTAATGATATGAGCGCAGACGCAAGTAGCGTAAGCGGTTCATTAGCAAATGAAGTTAAAACATTTATAGCAACTTTAACAGATAATACAATACTTTCTATAAACACAGTAAGACTAGATAGGTCAAGAGTTGTTTATATAGTAACTTATATGTAATATGGCTAATTGTCAACATTGTAAAGAGCCAAATCCTGAGGGAATGTTTAACTGCACCTCTTGTGGTCAAAGAGCAGCAGCACCTAGATGGAGTACTCAATTTGTTGTAAGGGAAAACAACCCTTTTGCAACAGCTATTAGAAAAGACCAAATTGATATTAATACTATATCCCAAAAAGAGGGAGTGAAGAAGCTTAAAGAAGGAGCTTCTAAAGTTTCTCGTAAGGGACCAAGACAAAGGATACTATAATGCCAATGGTAAATGGAAAAAGTTATGCTTATACAGAGGAAGGCATAAAAAAAGCAACTAAAGAAGCTAAAAAAGCTGGTAAAAAAGTTTCATATAAAAATAAGAAGAAGAAATAATGCCTAAAAAAAATAACAAAAGCGGTAAACCTACACCGACTAATCCAAGCAAGTGGTCTTATTATATATCACAAGCAAAGAAAAAGTTTGATGTATATCCAAGTGCTTACGCAAATGCTTGGGCATCTAAGCAGTACAAAAAAGCTGGTGGCGGCTGGAAGTAATGGCTTACAGAGGCGGACTTAGAAAATGGTTTAGCGAGGACTGGGTTGATATCGGTTCTAAGAAAAAAGGCGGAGGACATAAAAAGTGTGGACGTAAAAAAGCTAAGGGAAGCAAAAGAAAATACCCTAAGTGTGTTCCTGCTTCTAAAGCAGCAAGTATGAGCGCCTCACAAAAAAAGAGTGCAGTAAGAAGAAAGAGAGCAAAGAAACAAGGAGTTGGTGGTAAACCAACAAATGTAAGAACTTTTGCCAGAAGAAAGAAGAAGAAATGAGAAGACCAGCATTTGGGACACAAGTTAGAATATCTAACGGAAAGAAGAAAACAAGACAAGGTCTTAGTAAAAGTACTAAGTATGGGAATAAATTGAGTAATAAAAATTATACAAAAAAGTATAGAGGACAAGGAAGATAATGGCT